GGCTGGAAGTAGAGTAACATCGCAATCAGCTAAAATAAGAATAGCTGACGAAATAGATGATTGGATACAACATGAAGGACAAGTTACTAATCTGCAAGATATTAGAAAGAGAGCTAGATCTTTTAAAGAATCTATGCTATTTAAAGTTTGTTCTCCTACAACTAAATCAGGCTTAATCTGGAAAGAATTTAAAAATGGAAGTCAGGGGCATTGGCATTTAAGATGCAAAGCCTGTGGAAAGTTATCTATGAGAAGCTGCGATATTTACAATATGCAGTGGAATCTTGATGAACATAATAGAATTGTTGAAGATTCTATTAGATTGATTTGCCCTATTTGCAAACATGAACATATTGAAGAAGATAAGAGGCAAATTAATATATCCGGAGCATATGTTCACAAAGACACTTCATTATTAAATACTTATCCAACTTTTCAATGGGGCTCTCTTGCTTGTACCTGGGGCGGTTTAATGTCATGGCTAAATATAGCTAAAGCTCAAATGGACGCAGGAAAAAGCGGATCATATCAAGAACAAGCTTACTTTGATAATTCTATTAGAGGATTACCTTTTACCCCAAGAGAAGTAGATGATAGTTCCCTAAATAGTCTTAAGCAGCATATCTGGCAAGATGAAATTCCTTGGGATACAATTGAGGGTATTTTTTATGCTGGTGATACTCAGGATGATAAGATTTATTATGTTATTGCAGCTCTAGATAATAACTCTAATGTTTATATTCTTGAAGCAAATACTGAACCAGTATTGGAAAAGATAAGAGAAATAATTGCAAAGCCTATAAATAATAAAAATATCTTAGGCGCAATCCAGGACGAGGGGGGGCATCGTTCTCTTGAGATACAAGCATTTTCAAAAACTGTTGTAAATCTATGGACATATAAGGGTTATAATAGAATTGCAAAAAGGATAGAAAAATCTCAAGCACAGGATAGAAAAAATCTATTATTAGTTAAAGAAGAAGTATTTAGACCTGAAACGTTGTATTACATTCATTCTCAAACTAAAAAAGATAATAATTATTTATTTTTTAGTAAAAATCTTCCGGAAGAATTCTATGAACATGTACTTTCATATAAACAAGATAACACTAAAAAAAATGGCGATAGCTATGAAAACTGGACACATAATGGAAGAAAACATGACTATTTCGACTGTTTAAAAATGATGTACGCCATAATGGAATTTTATAAAATTAATTATAGAGGTTCTTGGTACAACAATAAAGGAAATTGGATGATCAAGAAAACAGAACAACATATTAAAGTAATCCCACCCAAAAGAGACTTCCTAGCATCCTATAATAGTCTTTAATTGACAAACTCTTTTAAATAAAAAAAGGGTTTGTTATGTCTGCCGATATACCTACAGTAGAACCATTGTCCTTTATCGCAGGGGATACAGTTAAGTGGACAATTTCACTTCCTGATTGGCCTGCTACTGAATGGACTCTAAAGTATTCGCTAATGAAATTATCTGCTACAACAGGAGTTATTTCAATAACTTCCAGTGCGGATGGTTCAGACCATGCTATTGTTATAAGTAACTCAACTTCAGCAGGATATTCTTCAGGGAAATATTCGTGGCAATCCTATGTAGAAAACTCTGGAGCTACTGAACATTATTCTGTTAGTAGTGGCTTTATAGAAATAAAAAAGACTTTTCAAACAGTAACAGCTTTTGATGCAAGATCTGATGCACAAAAGACTTATGAAGCTATAGAAGCTTTTATTATGGGTAGAGCTTCTATTGATCAAGCTAGACGTAAGATAGGTGATAGAGAAATCCAATACATCTCTCTGAATGAATTGATGAATTTCAGGAATTTATATAGAGATGAATATTATAGAGAAATAGGACGCTCAGGGCCAAAAGTAATTAAATATCAATTCGGAGAATAACATGCTAAAAAAATTTTTACGTTTATTTAAAAAAGATGACTGCTCTCATGTAAGATCTTTCCAAAGTGCAGTTTTAGATAGACTTAATGCTGAGTGGGTAATGTCTCCTCTTCACATAAATAACGAGTTGTCTTCATTGGATACCATGAAAGGCAGATGTCGGAATGCTGCGAAAAATGATGGGATAATGAAAAAATATATTTCTATGAGGCAGACTAATATAGTTGGCCCTCATGGAATAACATTAATTTCGAATGTTCGCGATTTTAACACAAATAATCCTGATAAAGTAGCTAATGCTATAATAGAATCCCAATATCAAGATTTTTCTAGGAAACAAAATTTTTCTGTTTCAGGAACGCAGTCAAGAATAGATGTTGAAAATTTAATTGTAGCAAGTTTAGCATATGATGGAGAAGCATTTATACGATTAGTACCAGGATATAAAAATAAATATCAATTTGCAGTACAAGTGCTAGATAGCGTTAACTGTAAAATTTCAAAGAATGAAATCTTATCAACGGGAGCCAAAATTGTAAATGGAATAGAAATAGATGGATTCGGAAAACCTGTTAGATATCACTTTGAATTCGGGAATCCTACAGATCCATACGGTAACTTTAAAAGAATAGCTTTTCCAGCCGATCAAATTATACATATCTTTTTTCAAGAATACCCAGAACAAAATAGGGGTATTCCTTTAGCACAATCAGGCGTAAAATTATTAAACTATCTTTCAGGAGCTACAGAGGCTGAACTAATTGCCGCAAGAGTATCAGCTTGTAAAACATCTTTTTATACTAGACCTAAAGGTGAATCTTTTGGAAATGAAGCTGATATTCAAGCAGATGGAACTCTACTAAATAAACTTTCTCCTGGAACAATAGACACTTTACCAGAAGGATGGGGTGTGCAGACAATAGATCCTAACCACCCCAATGGTAATTTTGGAATATTTGCAAAAGTAGTAATGAGAAATATTGCCAATGCTTTTAATGTTTCATATAACGAACTTGCGAATGATTTAGAAGGAGTTAACTATTCTTCTATACGTCAAGGGGTTATGTTTGAACGAGATTGTTGGGCTACTGAACAGCAATTTCTAATTGATAACTTTGAAACAATAGTTTTTAATAAATGGCTGGAAATCAATCTTTTAAATGGAAACCTTTCACCGTTACCTTATTCTAAATTTGAAAAATTTGCAAATAAAGATACATGGCAACCAAGATCATGGGAATGGGTTGATCCTCTTAAAGATGCTCAAGCTAACGAACTTAAAGTAAAAAATGGATGGAGCACCAATTATCAGATAACATCTAAACAAGGTGGAGATTATTACGATAACTTGGAACAAATTAAGCAAGAACTAGATGCAGCAAAAAAAGCTGGTATAAAACAGGAAGAAAATAAAGAACCGTTGACAAAACCAGATAAAATAAATGATGAGGAATAATCATGGAAAATAGAAGTTTTAGGAAATGCGATTTTTGCTCCGGCAAAATTGATGAAGTAAAAAGAACTGTAGATATTTCATTTAGTTCAGAGGAGCCTGTAGAACGTTTGTGGGGTAAGGAAATACTAGACCATTCTGAAGGTTCAGCAGACCTAAGTAGATTAAATAATAATGCGGCTGTATTTATAGATCATGATGGAGATCAAATTGGTGTAGTAAAATCTGCTACGATTAATACTCGAGAAAGAAGAGGATATGCAACAATAAAGTTTAGTAAATCAGCACGTGGACAAGAAATATTTCAGGACATAGTAGATGGAATTAGAACAAACATATCAATCGGATATGTTATAGATAAAGAATCGATGGAAAGAGAATCTGATAGAACTTTCAGGGTTAAAAAATGGACTCCGTATGAAGTATCTTTGGTTAGTACTCCTGCGGATGCGACTGTGGGAATCGGTCGCAGTTTAGAAGTTAAAACTGAAACTAAAACAGAAGAAGTTCCAGAAGTTCTTGAAGTTAAAAAAGAAGAAGTAAGATTAGAAATTAAAGAAGAGGTTTTTAGAATGAGTGAAGTAGACGCAGGAAAAAAAAGAGTGGATGAAATTTTTGCAATCGCAGAAAAACATCCGGAACTAATGAAAGAAGCTAGAGAAGCTGTTAGAAATGACATGTCCCTAGAAGATTTCCAAAAAATAACAATCGAAAGACTTTATCCAAACGCTAAAAAGGTAGACGTTCCAGTTACGGCTAAACCTATGTTGGATGAAAAAGAAGTAAGAAAATATTCTTTGATGAATGTTTTTCGCTCCCAGGCTTATAAAAATTATGATATTGCAGGATTTGAAAG